CTGCCCGCTCCCTAGACGGTGGCTTGGGATTACAACAACCGTTAGATCCTGGAAAAAAGTTTCGCTTACTTAACAGTCAATTAGTAGTGCAAGATTTAATAAATGCATTAAACATCAGACAGGGTGAAAAAGTAGGACAACCTAACTACGGTAGTGCTGTTTGGAATTTTCTATTTGACCCGAATACAGTTGATGTTCAAAATCAATTAAAAAACGAAATTAAACGTGTAGCATCACAAGACCCACGAATCATTTTAAATAATGTAAATGCTTTTCCTAAAGAAAATGGCATACTAGTTGAAATAGAAATGGCGGTCGCTCCCTTTAATAATGCGTCATTATTAAGTATATTTTTTAATCAATCAACTAATACTGCTGCCGTAGTTTAATCAAAAACCAAGTTTTTGAGAATGATAAATATATTAAAAGAGAGACTCTATGGCAACCAGTTCAAGACAAGCGGCATTATTCGGACTCAATGATTGGCAATCATTCTACCAAACCTATTCCGCGGCTAACTTTCAGAGTTATGATTATGAAACATTACGTAAGAGTTTCATTGATTATCTACAACTTTACTACCCAGAAACTTTCAATGACTACACAGAATCTAGTGAATTTATTGCATTACTAGACGTTATGGCGTTCATGGGCCAGGGTCTTGCCTTTAGAAATGACTTGAACAGTCGTGAAAACTTTATTGATACCGCAGAACGTAGAGATAGTGTTATCAAACTAGCAAATCTAGTTAGCTATGTTCCAAAACGCAACATCGCCGGTCAAGGGTTTATCAAAGTAACTAGTGTTAGCACTACACAAAATATCTCAGATATCAATGGCTTAAATTTAAGCAACTTGCAAGTTTTGTGGAATGATCCTGCTAACCCAAATTGGTTAGAACAATTCAACACTATTATCAATGCAGCACTAATCACATCACAACGTGTTGGTAAACCGGGCAACTCACAAGATATTTTAGGTGTTACTACCAGTGAATACAGTATTCAAATCCCAAGCACATCATTGCCGGTAGTGCCATTCAATGCAACAGTTGACAATCAAAATATGAACTTTGAATTGGTTAGTGCAAGTAGTGTTGGCAAAGATTATGTGTATGAAGTTCCACCTAGCCCATCAGGCAAGTTTAACATACTATATCGCAATGACAAATTGGGCTTTGGTAGTCCTAACACAGGATTCTTTTTCTACTTTGTCCAGGGTAGTTTATTGAACTATGACTTTACATTGCAGCAACAAATTTCTAATCAAAATGTTCCAATTGGAAACATTCAAGGTATTAACAATAGTGATACATGGTTATATAAATTAAATACTGACGGAACTAGAACACCTTGGGTTCAAGTTGACAACGTATATGCAAATGCTCAATTGCAAACAGAATTTTCTAACAAAGATATTTTTTCGGTTACATCAGGATTCAATGATAGTGTAACTTATATCTTTGGTGATGGTGTGTTCTCTGCTATTCCTGTAGGAAACTTCAGAGCATATGTTCGTTCAGGTAACGCATTAACATATGTAATTCAACCTAGTGAAATGAATGGCATTAGTGTGTCATTTAGTTACATCGACCAAACTGGTCGTGCACAAACAATTACATTTGGGTTGACATTGACGCAAACAGTAAGTACTGCCCAAGCGAGAGAAACATTAGCAAGCATTAAACAACGTGCGCCAACTCGCTACTATACACAAAATCGTATGGTTAACGGTCAAGATTACAATGATTTTCCATACTCACTATATAGTTCAATTATCAAGAGTAAGGCTATCAATCGTAGTAGCATAGGTACATCAAAGAGTTTAGACTTGCTTGACCCTACAGGTAAATTCTCAAGCATCAATTGTTTTGGTGATGATGGTGCATTGTATCAAGATAGTACACCTGGCTTCTATCAATTAGCATATAATAACACCAGTGATATCATTGGATTCTTTACTAGTGCATTGTCATCAGTATTGGCAGCAAATAGAGCAGTTCAATATTATATTCAAAATTACCCTAGATATGCAATTAACTCATCTACAGTTACTGGTTCTCCTGTTTACTGGAGTACAGCGCAAGTTAACGCAAGCAATGAATCTGGTTACTTTTATGAAATCAACGGTGCATTAGACATACCTCAACCAATTGGCATTTATGCAACAAGCAATCTGCAATATTTGACTATTGGGGCATTGATACAATTTACAGCACCATCTGGTTATTACTTTGATAGTAGTAATAGATTGCAAGCCGGCATACCCGGTAATGGTGATAGCACAACATTATGGTCAACTATTACTAATGTTGTTGGTGATGGTAGCAACAGCGGTACTGGTAATTTTAGTAACGGTACAGGACCTGTAACACTAAGTGGCTATGTTCCAGACGGAGTTATTTTAACTCAAGTAATCCCCACATTTAGTAATGCAGTTCCTACTACAGTAATTCAAGAATGTGTTACCTTGATGGAATTACAACAGAACTTTAGTCTAAGATTTGATAATTCAATTCCTATCAATCAACAACGTTGGTTTATTGAAGATATTAATTATCCAAATAGCTTTGTTTAATTCCAAAGCGTTGGTAATAACATTTATTCTATCACATATCAAGCATTAACATATTATTTTGGTAGTGTAGCAAGCACACGCTTTGCATTCAATCCTAATCAAGTTGTATTTGATCCTTATTCAGGTAAGATACTACAAGACTTTGTTAATATCTTACAAGTAAATTCCGCTCCAGGATCAAGTCAGCCATTGGGAGAAGATGTGGTAGTTAACATTCTTGGCCAAACTGTTCAAAGTGATGGTTATGTAGATGACTTCCAAGTTGAGGTTTCAACAACTAGTGTTAACAATAATCAATTGATATTAAGTCCTGACTTCTTTAATCAAGTCACTGGATATGTAAACGGTGGAACAAACATTGGTGTGTATGTGTTCTTCCAAATTGTTACTGACCCACTAAACTTACAACAAAACTATATTATTCCTACAAGTAATGTATGTTATACGTACCCCACGCTTACACAAATTGAAGTAAACAAATATCAATATCCTGTTGGACAGTTATTTTTTGCATATAGTGAAACTAATGCACAAGGTACTACTGGTAATTTCTATGTATCTGTACAAGATCCAACTGTAATTACCCCGTCATATTCAATGGTACTACAAACAAATTACACTTGGAAAGCAGGTCGTCAAGGTCTTGCATTCCAATATCGTCACAACAGTAATAACACAACTAGAATTGATCCGGTAACAACAAACATTATTGATTTATATGTTGTAACTCAGTCATACTATACTGCTTACACGCAATGGGTTACTGACATTACCAATACAGTTACTTATCCAAACATGCCTACTATCAATGAACTAACACAAGAGTACGGTGAATTGGATAACTATAAAATGTTGAGTGATGCACTAATATTAAATAGTGTAGTGTTCAAACCTTTGTTTGGACCTAAAGCAAATAGTGCGTTGCAAGCAACAATCAAAGTTGTTGCGAACCCAACAACTAATGCAAGTGATAGTGAAATTAGAAGTGCTGTATTGACTGCAATGAATAATTATTTTAACATTAACAATTGGAATTTTGGAGACACGTTCTACTTTAGTGAATTGGCTTCATATTTGCACAACGAATGCGGAGACTTAATTAGTTCTGCGGTGTTAGTGCCAAATGATCCAAGTCAACCTTTTGGAACACTATACGAAATCAAATGTTTACCGTATGAAATTTTTGTTAATGCTGCGGTACCAAACTCGGTGGTAGTAATACCAGCAAACACCCCTGCGCAACTACAGGTAGGATATTTATAATATGGCAAATACAAATAGAATTAGAACATTAAATTTCTTACCAGAAATTTTTCAGACAACTAGCAACCAACAATTCTTATCTGCCACATTAGATCAACTAGTAAATCCTCCTAATCTGCAAAGAATTCAAGGCTATGTTGGTAGTAAGTTTGGTTACGGGGTTAATCCAAACGACTACTACGTTACTGAACCTACAAAGACTAGAACTGATTATCAATTAGAGCCTGGTGTTGTCATCACAAAAACAAATGAATCAGTTGCTCAAGACTTCATCACATATCCTGGTATACTAGATGCATTGTCATTACAAAATGGCGTAACCAATAACAACAATCGTTTGTTTAATAGCGAGTTCTATTCATGGGATAGTTTTACTAACTTAGACAAAGTAATTAACTTTAATCAATACTATTGGTTGCCATTTGGTCCGCCTTCAGTCACTGTTGCGGCACAAACAATTTATTCTACCGAGCAATATGTTGTAACCTCATTAGACAATGGTTATAATATTCGTATAGCATCATCGGCAAGTGGTGAAATTAATCCAACACTAACATTATTGCGCGGGGGCACATATACATTTCAAGTCAATCAAAGTACACAGTTTTGTATTCAAGGTCAACCTGGAGTAACTGGTTACAGCCCAACACAAACTAATCTTTACACACGTAATGTTTATGGTGTAGAAAACAATGGTGCCGAACAAGGGTTTGTAACATTTACCGTGCCTGCTGCTGATGCACAAAATCAATATGTTTTCCCTAACAGCGGTGTAAGTCTAGATTTGGTTTGTACAACTCCTTTTGCAGACGTTAACGGTAAATTGTTATCAAGTCTTGGTTCGATTGATGGCGTGACCTCATTGCAAGGGTTGCAAATCATGTTTTATAATACCGGTGTCACAAATGAAACTGGTTATGTACAAACATATTTTGACGAAAATTCATATGACACTAATAACAATTCATTAGTTCAACCATTAACAGTTACCGTTAATCAAGTTGCTAGTAATGTGCTTACTCTTGCTTCTGGCTTAAATGCGCAGTTACAAGTAAACAGCACAATTACTTTTGATAATCCTACATTTGGTGGTGTAACAGCAGGCACTGTATACTTTGTTAACAGCTTAGTTGGCACTACAGGATTTACTATTTCTGCTACATTGGGCGGCACAACTTTGTCATTGACCAATGGTACTGGATTAATGACTGCAAATATAAATCAAGGTTTGTTAGAAGAAGGATTCTACACACCGGTAGCAAATAATTTTTACACGATTGAGTATATTGGCGATCCTGCTAACCCAGTTATCAGATTAGTACCAAGTGGAGTTATCCCTACTAATCAAACTATTACGCCAAAGTTTGGCACACAGTATAACAACTTGCCTTTCTATCGTAACACCGTAGGTACTATTAGTGAAATACCTTATATTAGTGCACCATTAGACACATTGTACTACCAAGATGGTACAAACTCTGATAGCGTAGGTGTTATTAAATTAATTGAAAGCAACCTATCAAATACACTAGATGTAGATACACAGATTTTAGGACAAAAGTCATTCACATCAACAAATGGTGTTGTGTTTACTAATGGATTAAAAGTATCTTTTAACGGTGACGTTATTCCAACAGGTTATTTGAATGGCGAATATTATGTAGAGGGTGTTGGTACTGCAATTGAATTGGTATCGATAGACTCGTTAATTTGCCCTGAAAGTTTTACAGAAGCAATTTACAATCCATATGATTTTACTAACTATGATGAAGGCAACTGGGATTTAACAGACTTTGTTCCTGTTCTTCCTGACTACATCACAATCGCTAGAAACAGTATTAGTAAAAATGCATGGTCACGCAGTAATCGTTGGTTCCACATCGATGTAATTAATGCAACAGCATCTTACAACAATAACCCGGAAATCCCTTCAATATATGCAACTGCTAGTGCAAAAGCACAACGTCCTATTATTGAATTTTATCCAAACTTGCAATTGTTTAACTCAGGTACGATTGGTAAACAAGCGATTGACTTTTATGACACACGAACAACTGATGCATTGACACAAGTTGTTGACCAACAAAATTACTACCCAGACATTGAAGTGTATAGTGCATATACTGCAACCATTGCGGGTGTAACAAATGCAACAACTACTACGATTACAGTTCAAGCCAGTGATGTTACTGGCACATTACAACAATATCAATATATTACCGATTCTACTAACTTGTTACCACGTAACACGCAAATTTTAAGTATTACCGGTACAACTACACTAACACTTACTGTAGCATGGACAAACGCAACTTCATTTAATACAACCGCTGTAGCAAGTATTGTTGCAAGTGAAACCACAGTAAACAATTATGCATTGTTTTCCGGGGCTAGAGTTATTTTCTCAGCGGATCCTGCAGTAAGTAATGTTGTTTTTGTTGCTAACTTGTCTACATTAACTACAGGTTCAACACCGGTTATTACATTGACTCCGGCAGAAGACAGTCCTTGTTTAACAAATGAACAAGTTGCAGTATTACGTGGATATTATAATCACGGCACTACATATTATTATACTGGTGCAGGTTGGTTAGAAGCACAAGAAAAAACAAATGTAAACATGTCACCGTACTTTGATATCTTTGATAGCAATGGTATTAGTTTAGGTGATACATCAGTATATCAGAGTACTACATTTAAGGGCACTACATTGTTCCAATATGGTATTGGAGCAGGCGCAATCGACTCAATATTGGGATTCCCATTAGCATATAGTTCTATTGAAAATCAAGGTGATATTCAATTCGATGTTACATTTAACTCAGATACATTTAATTATGTGACTGGTGCTACTCCTATAACTGAAAATGTTAATACTGGTTATGTGTATAATTACAACATCGACCAAACATATGTTCGTCAAATTGGTTGGCAAACAGCAGTAAGTCCTAGTGTACAATATCAAGTATTTGATTTTTCTGTACCTGCATTAAGTGGTACAACAGCATTTAATTGTGACATTGCACCAATGAGTTCTAGTGAAACAAATTGGCCAACCGTTCAAGTATATGTGAATAACACTTATATTAATTCTGCAAATTATACAGTAACAACCACTGCCACAACAACTACAATCACTATAAACTCTGCTTATATTCCTGTTACTGATTGTGTAGTTCAAATCTTAATATTAAGTGACCAAGTAAGCAGTACGGCTTATTATCAGACTCCTATTAATTTGAATAATAACCCATTGAATACTGATATTACTGTTGCTAACGTCGGTGATATTCGTAATCAATATCAAAGTATTTTCTATAACAATCCATACACAACTGGTGATGTATTTGGTCCTAATAATTACAGAGACTTAGGTGATGTAGTTCCATATGGCAATGCTATTATTCAAAATAGTGCTAGTTTAGTTATACCCGGCGCATTATTGCGTGTACCGAATCATAATTTATTCAATGCATTGCTATATAATAGTAGAGAGTATGTCAACTATAAGCAATTAATTGTAAGTACAGTTTCAAACACTAGTTTTACTCAAACATATAATCCAGCGCAAATCTTAGATATTGCATTGGCACAAATTACACAGGCTAAAAGTTCAGACCAATCATTCTTTTGGTCAGATATGATTCCGTCTAATGCACCATATAGAACTAATACATATACATTTAATAATGCATTAGACACATCAATTTATCCATTATCACAAGTTTATAATTTTGAAACTTCAAACTATAATGGTGTGTTAGTGTATCGCACTACCGCATTAAATGGTTATCAAACTGTAACAGAACAATTA